GTTACCGTTACAGATAATTTTCTAATTTTTCCTTTTGTAGGTCCTTCTTCCATATAAGGTTTATCCCAACTATCGCAGTGCCAATCATAGTATTGTCCTTTTTTATATATAGTAAACTGACAAGATTCTGACCAATCCCAATCAAAATTCCAACCTGCATTTTTATTAGCCATACGAACATAGGGTTGTATTTCTTTATAAATCCACGGATCATTCATCCAAATAATATTAGAATCTCTCTTCTTTTGTAAATCTTTTACTTCGTCTTTGTTAAGAGGATTTTTATTTAAATCTCTATCTCTACCAAAACCTCCTGTAATGGCCATAATTTCTCTTTGTTTTTCTGCTTTACCATATTGTACAATAAGATCACAAATTCTCGGTGGGATGATAGATTGAAAGTACCAGTAGTAATTAGATATATTCATAGTTAATTGTTAAAGTTATATTTAAACCATTAGAAGTATTGGGTGAAAAAGAATATTTATTAGTAGCAGGAAACATTATAAATTCATTATCTTTTATAGGTAAATGCCAAGTTCTATTTTTTCTTCTGTTATCATCGTATTCAATAATACATTCTGAAGAACCTTCTTTAACATCAACACCATAAATAAGTGTGTAGTCTGGTGAGTTACGTAAATCAACAGGTTCAACTTGATGTCTTGTCCAAGATTTTTCTTTAGGGTGCATAACATTACCGTGCATATTTTTTTGCACTAGTGTAGGACCATATTCAACTCTCCAATGATCTCTAACGTAATCTTGCAGCCATTGTAAAGGTTGAGAAAAAGAAACTACATAATCATCAAAAGCATAAGCTTGAGGATTAGTGTTAACTCTGTTTTGTTTAACGTAAGATTCTATGATGTCGTTTCTTATTTTATCACGATCAATATCAAAGCCTTTAGGCATTTGAATTTCACCTGTATAAAGATCAACTTCTGTTAATACTTTCTTTTGCATACCTATCTAGTATGTAATTAACTCTAATTAAAATGTCAAGTGGATTAAGCTAATGTATTTTCAATATCCCAAGATTGACCAGACTCATTCCAGTTATATACCCATCTATGAGTACCAGCTGTATTTTGAGAAGTTTGCTCATCTGTTAAAGCAGGAGCATCACCTATTGGTGATTGCCATCTTGCTTCTGCCACATTTAGAACCCAACTAGCATAAGGTTTCTTACTGATGAAAATATCGTTATCTTCATCATAAGTCATACCTATGCCTGCGTAGTTACCTCTTAAAGGTGTTCCGCCTGTTTTGTGTTGTCCACCAGATGTATTGTAAGATGTTTTTTTCCAAAGAGGCCAGCTATGGATTCTTTCCAAAAACTGTCTTCCTACTTCTTCATCTTCAACACCACTAGCGTTTAGACAATCAGCATCAGCTACAACGTGAACCGCTATAACTTTATTGTTTGCTCCTAATTTTGCGTAATGTGCCATAATGTTTCTCCTTATATCTTATTTGTTAAAGTTTGTAAATTCATTAATTTTGGAATTTATATCTTATAATTACTACTCCTGATCCACCTGCTGATTGACCGTTTGCAGAGCTACAATAACCACCGCCACCACCGCCACCACCTCTATTAGCTGTTGCTGTTCCTGCGTTCGTAGATGGACCTCTTCCACCTGGTGCTCCACCATCACTGCCTGTTGCATTATCAGGTCTACAACCACTACCACCACCACCGCCTCCAGCATAACCTACTGGTGAACCTGTAATAACTGTAGTTGCTCCTGCTCCACCATTTCCACCTTTACCACAAAGTCCTGAACTAGGTGCCCCTGGGCCACCAACTGCACCTGCAGCTGTAGCACCTCCGCCACCTCCAGAACCTGTGTTATCTACACTTGAACCTTGACCACCTGGATTTCCTTGTGGAGGACTTACAGGAGGTGTATTTCCTGCTCCACCTGCGGTTGGCCTTGGAGAAGCTGATGCTCCGTGTCCACCTCCACCGCCTGATCCTCCTGCTGCTCCTGTACCTGGGCCTGGAGGAGCATTCATATTTCCTCCACCACCACCTGCTGCTGTTATTGTACTAAAAGTTGCAACGCTTCCACTACCACCTTGTGCAGGATTAGTTTGAGTAGCTCCACCAGCACCTACTGTTATTGGAAAAGTTGCAGCTGAAACCTGTAAACCTGCGCCAGCATCTAATGGGCTTGCTGTATATGGATCTGATGTGCATTTTCCTTCTCTAAATCCACCAGCTCCACCTCCACCACCTGCTGATCTTGCACCAGCACCTCCACCAGCGACTACTATATAAGAAACTTTATCTCCACCCCCTAGTGAATTTCCAACGCTGCTCACCACAAAATCTGAACTACTAGTGAACGTATGTATTTTATAATCTCCTGAAGTTGTTATTGTTCCACCAGTTGCCACTGTGTAATTATTTCCTATATCACCGTCAGAACCACAATTAAAATATTGCCAACCCTCTGTGCCATCAACATAAACAAGTTGTGTTCCTGCATTATTTTGTTCTAATGCAATGCACGCACAAGCACTTCTAATTTTAGAACCATTTCTAGCAATAGTTATTGCGTTAGTTCCTGCTGTACCTGTGTAATCTTTTACAGCTATAATGTCGCCCGCACTTGGTGATGCTGGTAAAGTTACTGTTACTGCTCCGCCTGTTGTGTTTATGAAATAACCATTTCCTGAAACACCTGTTAAAGGACTTGTTTTAGCAGTCGTACACCAATTTACAGAACCTGATCTTCCAAAACCTGTTTGTGTAGCGCCACACGCTAAAGTTACAGCTGTGCCTGGTCCACCTAATGTGAGGGTGCTTCCTGATCTTTTTTCTACTTTGTTTACTTTAATTGTACTCATAATTATTGAAATTTATATCTTATTGCTACAAACCCTGATCCTCCTGTACCTGTAATAGTACCTTGATATCTTCCACCTGATCCTCCACCTGTATTTATTGTTCCATTTGAACCACAAGCATTTCCTCCAGGACCTCCAGCTTCACCTTGACCTCCACCACCAGCTCCACCATCACCTCTTTGACTAGGAGCGCCTCCTTGGTTACTAGCACCTCCACCACCTGCAAAATATCTTACACTTGAAACTGGACCTGGTGTTCCATAACTTGGAGCTGTTGGACCAAAATAAGGATCACCTAAAAAACTTCCATCGCCACCAACACCTGCTGAAGAAGGACCCATATTACTACCAGCAGCACCTGCGCCACCACCTCCGCCACCACCCCTGTGAGTTGGTGAAGAACCTGGACCAGTCATAGCCCCTGTACCACCACTTTGTCCTTGTGGAGGAGATACAGGAGGGGTATTACCATTTCCTCCAGCTACTGCTGAAGGAGTAGGACCATTACCACCTCCACCGCCTGAACCACCTGGTAAACCTGTTCCATTAGGGTAGGCAGCACCACCTCCACCACCTGCTGAAGTGATTGTTGAAAATACTGAATTACTTCCATTAACTCCCTGTAAACAAGGAGTAGTAGAAGGTCCTCCACCACCTACTGTAACTGGATAAGCTCCAGTGGTTAATGTAAGTCCAGCGGGAGCTACTAAAGGACTCATTGTAGGTGCAGGAACTGCTCCTGGACCTGCTGTTGAATTTGATAATCTAAAACCACCACCGCCGCCACCACCGGCTCCACTTCCATCTCTTGCTGCTGCTCCACCACCTGCTACAACTAAATAATCAAAAAAGTTTTGACCTGATGCTGTTCCAGCTTGAGACACACAAAGTGTTCCATCTGCTGTAAAAATATGAGTTTTGTAATCTCCAACTGTTAGTGTTGTATTTCCACCTGTTGCTGCCACAAAATTTGATTGTCCTGTAACTTCAGCGGTTGAATCGTGAATATCTTGCCAACCTTTAGTTCCATCTACATAAATTAAAGTAACTGATTGTGCTTTTGTATCTAGAGTAGTATTAAAACAACCTCCATTAATTTTTGATCCATTTCTACAAATAGCAACAGCTTTGCAAGCAGTAGCCCAAGTTCCTGCGTAATCTTTAAAAGCAACTATATCACCAGCAGAAGGTGAACTAGGTAGCGTCACTGTAATTGCTCCGCCTGAAGTATTTACAAAAAACCCATCACCACTAACTGCTGTAAAAGGTGAAGTCTTGGCAGTCGTACACCAATCAACTGTCCCTGTTCTACCAAAGCCTGATTGTGTTGCTCCTGAAGCTAGTGAAACTGTTCCACCACATCTACCTAGTGTTACTGTTGCACCATCAACTACAATCGTTTGACCAGAACCTGATCCAACTGTAGTTGTTGTTCCACATTTTTTAATGATGTTAG